ACCATATTTTCTGGTGCTGATTTTAACACTACATTTACAGTAAAAACTTCTGCTGGTTCTAGTATAGATTTTTCCAACTATACAGGAAGAAGCAATATGAAGAAATCTGCGATTGGAGCTGCAAATACTTTTGGTGTGACTCTTGGTGACACAAATGGAAGAATAACCCTTTCTATGGGTTCAACTGTTACCAGAAGTTTATCTGAGGGTAGATATCTATATGATATCAATGTAAGTTCTGGTTCTACTTTCTTTAAAGTTATAGAGGGTAATGTGCTTGTCAGAACAGGTATTTCAACTTAGAGGTGAAGAATGGCTCAACCAAGTTCCAGAGAAGGTTTAATAGATTACGCAAAAAGACAGTTGGGTTTTCCTGTCTTAGAAATTAACGTTGCAGATGAACAGTTTCAAGATCTGTTAGACGATGCTATTCAGATATATCAAGAGAGACATTATGATGGCATCGCAAGAATGTATTTGAAATATAAAATCACACAGGATGATATAGATAGAGGACAAGCGAGAGGAGGAGATTCGACTTTAGGAATTACGACAACAACCACAACGTCAACAGTTGGATTATCAACAACCTTCGATTTAGAAGAAAATAATAATTATATACAAATGCCTCCATCTGTGATTGGAGTTAATCAAATATTTAAAGTTAGATCAGATACAGTTTATGATGGTTTATTTAATATTCGTTATCAGTTATTTTTAAATGACTTATACGCCTTTGGGTCAATTGATCTTCTTCAATATTCAATGGTTCAGACTAAACTTGAAGATATTACATTTTTATTAAATCCAAATGTAAGATATCGATTTAACATTCGTCAAGATCGTCTTTATATTGATATTGATTGGGGAGCTGCAGTAAACGTAGGTGATTATTTGGTCATTGATTGTTTCCGAATCTTAGATCCAGATGATTTTACAAAAGTGTACAATGATCAGTTCTTAAAAAGATATTTCACTGCGTTGTGTAAAAAACAATGGGGTATGAATTTAATTAAGTTTCAAGGTGTTCAATTGCCTGGCGGTATTCAATTAAATGGTCGTCAAATATATGATGATGGTGTTAGGGAGATAGATGAAATAAGATCTAAAATGGCCACTGATTATGAGATGCCTCCACTTGATATGATTGGATAATGTTAAATCCTTTTTTTCTACAGGGTTCTCAGGGAGAACAAGGTTTAGTACAGGACTTAATTAATGAACAATTAAGGACTTATGGCCTTGATTGTCATTACATTCCTCGCAAGTTGATGACATCAAGAACAATCATGAAAGAAGTGGTTGAGTCTAGATTTGATCAAGCATTTCCTCTTGAGGCTTACTTAATGAATGTTGATGGATATGCTGGTCAGGGTGATATACTTACAAAATTTGGTGTTCGAGTTACAACAGAGGCAACATTTGTCATCTCTAGAGAGAGATTTGAGGAGTCTGTCGCACCATTTTTAGAACAACAGGAAGATGATTATGAAATATCAAATCGTCCAAGAGAGGGTGATTTATTATTCTCTCCATTAGGAAAAAAATTATTTGAAATCAAATACGTTGAATTTGAAAAACCGAACTATCAATTAAGAAAAAATTATACATATCAACTTACATGTGAAGTCTTTGAATATGAGGATGAGGTCATTGATACAAATGTTAATGCAATTGATCAAGTCGTGCAAACAGATGGTTATTCTGCAAGATTAATACTATCAGGTGTTGGTAGTGTTGCAACTGCAACTGCAACTCTTAACTTTGGTGCAGTTCAACAAATATTTGTGCAGAACGACGGTTATGGATATCTCGCTGCACCAACAGTTTCAATTAGCACCTCACCTGGCGTAGATGCGACTGCGGTTGCAATTATGACATCTCGATCTGGTATCGGAACTGCTAAATCTATTGATAAAATTCTTTTAATCAATCCTGGCGGTGGATACATCGGAATACCCACTGTAACCGTGCCAGGCACTGGTATAGCGACTGCTGGCATCACTACTCTAGGTTCTGTAGGTATCGTTACAATTACCTCTGGTGGTTCTGGTTACACAACTACACCAAATGTTGCGATTACTACCGCACCGTCAGGAGGAACTGATGCAACCGCTGAGGCAGTAATGGTTGGTGGAACAATAAGTGCGATCAGAATCAGTAACGCTGGTAG